TAAATCCGTGCCCATGCAATTCGGCAGTACCGAATCCGGACAGATTACCTTGGGGCGAAGTAGAGTTAGTGTTAGATGTCTGAGCAACTTGAGAGACATCGAGGCGAGAATGACCGCCACCGAGATACTCAGGACGCTGAAGACGAGAATCAGGAGAGACAACACCAAATTGTGCTTTAATAATCTCAATATAACGAGTACCACCGCGAGCGTCACGCTCAAGCATACGCTGGACAGCAATAGCCTCACGGAGAGCATTTACGGTAGTATGAACAGAACCAGTAAGGGTAGAAGTAGATGTAATCTTCAAACCATCAGCGTCAGGCGTATGATAAAGAGGCTCACCCACAAGAGCCGCACGGTCAAATTTAACATTCCAATCATTGGCTTTAGAAGTAAAGATACCTTGGCGGCCAGTATCAGTTTCAAAATGGAAAGCATGACCAAACGGGTAATTAGGAACTGAAGTAGTAGCAACAGCAAGATTACCAGTATCAGCAATAAACGAAGCAGTGCCTTTTTGAGGCCACGGCAAGCAACCAGTAAAATAATCTTTGCGCTTACGAGAACGCTCAATATTATAATCAGCAATCGGGTCAGGACCGTCATTAACAGGAACAGCAAGCGAAGGCTGAAGGTTTTCATCACGAAACCAATCATTAAAGATAATATTATGAGAACGGAATGGAAGAGCAGAAATACCAGATAAAGCCTTACCAGTTATAGGAAGACCAAAGTAATCAGCAACAGAATTAATATCTGGCGTAAAGGGAGCCATTTGAGGAATATTGTAATCAGTAGAATCACCAGGATTATCTTGCTCACCATTGAAACGCTCCCAATTGTTCCAAATCAATCGGTTTGGGACAAAAAAGAAATGGGTCGAAATATGAACATTGTCCATAAGAGGGAAGATTGGAGTAGATAATCGTCCAAACGCTGTAAGACGGCAATTAAACGTGTCCCCGGGCAAAACTTCATCAAGAAATATTGGGACAATGAGACCAGCGTCGCAAGTAAATTTAGAACCATGGGAGCGATTAAAACTACTACGGTCAATATTAGCACTAGGTACTTTATCAAAGTCATGAGACGAGCCATATTTTCTACTCATAAGTATGGTCCTTAAGGAACGAACCAGCAACAACTTGACGAGGATTAGGAAGAGACTCAAACAAACCAGAATCAGAGTTAAAAGAACCAACTTCAAACAAAGTAAAGTCAGAAGCATACAAGGGAGAAATAGCACCGGTAACATGAATAAGTTTATGAAAATCACGGGTGGCGACAGTTTCATTAGGGGCAAAGAAAGGAGCAGAATAAAACTCAGCCTTGGAATCGTACAAAGTATACATAATTGATGATGACATAATAAATCCTATTGTTGTTAAAGTAAATACATTATACCACAAATAAATACAAGTAAATACAAATAAATAAATAAACTTAAAAGAACATTTAAAAAATGATAAAAAAAGGACTGAAAACCAAAAAAGGTGTCAGTCCACACAATTACATCAAGTGGGTAATTGTGTAGTTGCTGGCGCAACTGCCTCCTTAGCAGGAGTCGTAGAAGGCTTATCCTGAGGTTTTAAATTCTCAGGAGGGGTAGAAGCAGGCTTAGTATCAGAAGTATCAGATTTAGTAGCCTCAGAAGGCTCAAACAAGCCTAAATCAATGGCTTCATTAGCATTAACAGGGTCGGACATAAATTTTAGCAATTCAGAAGGTTTATTATTAAACTTAAAACGAACTTCAGCAGGTAAATCTTCAAACAAAGAATGAGCCTCCGCGACATGATTCTGCATAGTCTCAAAATCGGGGTAGTTACTTAAGTCAAGATACTGAGGAGGTTGCTCAGGCTCAAGCATGGCAGGATTCTGCATAGAACGAGCAACAATAACATTAATATCACAAGACTCAGCATGATGTTGTTCTGTTAGGCCATCAGGAAAATCATGGGGGATAAGGGAAGTAGGACGATTATAAATAGAATGTATCTTAGGTGCTTTCATGGAAACTCTCCAGTTAAAACAAGAAAGTATACACGCCTTGGAGCATTAAGACAAACGCAACATAGAGGCGCAAAGCGCCAATAATTCAGAAAAAGGGTAAGGGTAAGGTACGACTAAAGGGTAAAAAATGGAAATACGGGGATTCTCAGAAGCCAAAAATTGGCAACTCAACGACTGCAGTGACTAAATAGCGTCCCTCGAACACTGCGATAATTTTGCTTGCGCACAAATTTCGCGAACCTTGAGACGCTCAGGGGTACAGTCAGTGGGATTAAAGTTATCACGACGGGTATCAGAAATCTGCTCCATAAGAGCAGGGTCCAGTTTCTTGAATAAAATATCATAATACTTAGGAGGGCGCATGACGCGACCATTCACATAAACAGAGTCTGAAGGATAAACATCTTCATAGTATTTGGCAAACCAATCAGCAGCAATCCCGGGACGACGGGACATAGTAGTATATTCTTGCTTGAGTGAATGAAACTCACCAGTTTCATGGTTAATAATGGCGTAATGTAAGAATTTCTGTTGACCATTGATTTTTTTGACAACATAGCGGGCTACATAGGCCGCAGACTCAAAGGTAAGGTCGCCAACAAGGCAATGACCTTTACCCCAACACTTAGTCAAAATATCTGAAGTAAATAAATCGCCAGATTTCTGCTTTTTAAAGATTTTCTTATCAGGAAATCCATAGCCAAAAATCAGCGCATGATAGTGCGGGCGACGGGTTTTATCGCCATATTCGCCGCAATGGAAGAACCGAATTTTCAGCGGCTGAATCTTCTTGCGCAGCCGCTTCATAAATTTCTGAAAATGAAGAACATTTAAAGAGCCATCTTCGGGCAAATGTTCAGGGTCATAGGTAAGAGTTATAAAGGAATTAAAGATATGGAGTGAGGCTTCATGATGACATCTCATAGCCCATTGACGGGAGTACTCAAGACGACAACCAATACAACGACCACAAGGGATTTTTAAACCAGATAAGGCAATATTAGCAGAGGCAGAAAAACCAGGATGAGGAGGGGAAAATAAGAGAGGACCTTCATGGTCGAAGGGATTACGATACGCCTGAATCGGGGAATAACAAGCCACAAACTAGTAAGGAAGTTCATCTGAAGGAAACGAAACAGAATTAAAACGCAAAGTATCAGAACGGTAACGCTTGCAATGGTCACAAGCACAATCAGCAACAAAGTCATCATAAAATAAATCAGTGCAAATTCCTTGCTTTTTATACTCAGCGCGCGCTTTAGCGCGTGCTTGCAAAACAGCAAGATGTTGATTTTGGGCAGCAGTAAGATTAAAGACAGAATTAATCATAAGACAATACCTCCACGAGAGAGCGATATATGATTACGATGATGAGTACGGGTGCCAGAACGAAAATTACGGCGAGAACGACGCTTAGATAGATGAGAACGAGGAACAGAATGACGACGATGATGACGACGAGTAGAACGATGACGACGATGACGCATAGGATATCTCCTTATATTATAATTTATTGGGAACCACGACGGCGTTTAAGATATGAACGGGAAGAAGGAGATTTACGCATATCACGCTCCCACTTTTTGTAATCCAAATCAGAACGACGTTTAGACGAAGTTTTAGCCTTACGGGGCTTATATGAACGAGGTTTATTAAGATAGCGACGAACACCTTTATAGGCAGAATAGGCAGAAGAGCCAAGACCACGAATAGCTTTAGAGGCAACAGGAATCATTCCAACACCTGAACCATACAACTCAGACTCAAGTTTAGCCTGATTTTGATGATCTTCAACAATAGTGGCTTCAGCATTAGTCTTACGAGTTTGAGCAATCATAAGAGCATTAGAAACAGCAGAGCCATAAGATTTGGAGAAATCTGGAGTCTGAGCCATGGCACCGGCACCAGTAGGAGCACCAGCATTTTTAGAGGATAAAATAGGATTCAAACCAGCATTTTTAAGATCGGCAATCTCACGAGTATGAGCGGTATTTGACATTTCAGTTTGCCAAGCACGTTGCTCACGGGCATTTTGCTGGGAGACTCTAGCAGACTTACTAGCACCATAAGCACCAGCAGCCGCTGAAGCAAGAGCACCGATAAGTTGAAACCAACCAACGAAGAGAATGAAAGAAAAATCAAAGTCAGCAAGTGAGGGAAGATGAGCCACTAGAAATTAGACATACCGCCAGGAACACCGTAGGTAGGCAAAGGACGAGCACAAATCAATTTGAAATAACAATCAAAGATAAAAGTAGGCTCGCTAGGAACAGCGACGACACGGTCAAACGGGGGTTGGTCTTGAATAAAACCAAGGCCAAGGGAAGGGCGGGAAGAGAAGAACTGTGATAAATGCCAAGCGTCAAGGCTACCTGTTGCAGCACTGCGTAACTTCCCATGAATTGAAGAGGGTTTATACCGATACTCAGCATGACGCTCTTGATAACCAAAGACCTTGTCATCATCGGCATCAGAATTAGAGTAAATCTCTTTATTAAGTACAGCCTGCTCGCCAAGATGAGCGAAAGCGGGCCAG